GAAACCAATCTCGTCATAAATATAAATATCCGCGTCACTCTGGTGACCAGCCTGCATCCTGAACCAGGAATTATTCTTCGGACTGGTCGTCGGTGTGCTGCGGCTCCTGTCGTTTCGTTGCGGCACTGCTGCCTCCTTTATCACTGGCCGGATCGGTATCAAATACCAGATCCAGCTTGCGGTTTTCATCAATTTCGGCCTTGCGCCGACGTTTGACATCATCCGGATTACGACCACCAGCACGTACCCAGTCTGATTCTGTCGCCGCTCCACCACGAATCTGGATTTTCCAGGCCTCAGCCTCCTTAACAGGGTCAATCCACGGCATCACCGGTCCGGAATACACCGCGGTATACAGTGAAGAACGGTCAAGATCGCGGGGTAGTCTGATAACACCGGATGCCACAGCCTGTTTCAGCCAGGCACGATACATCGGGCGGGTGACGGCACCAATAAACCAGTCCTGCAGGATCAGGTAGCCATCTGTGGATTCAACCAACTCCTGACGCTGGGCGCTGTAAGTGCCGTTATAGTTGCGTGCCGTACTGGAAAAACTCAGACGACTGCCCGCCGCCACGGCACGCAACTGACCATTACGAAAAGTTTCAAGGTTAGGATTGGGACGATCCGACTTCACCATTCCGATTTCTTCGCCGGGTTTCAGATCGTCGTAAATAATGCCTGGCTGAATGGTAAGCTCGCGTTCATTCTCCTTGCTGCCATTACCATCCGGTTCATAGCTCTGCCCGTCGCCTTTCCGGATGTACATCCCCAGAGCAGCGGCGACCCTTGCTGCAGTCAGCTCAGAATCTTCATACTCTTTCAGGGCACTGAGGCGGATCAGCACACCGGACAACAAAGACGTCCCGCGCATCTGGTGCAGACGGCGAACAAATTTAAGATGCAGCATTCGCTCTGCATCCACTTCTTTGGTTTCCATCTGCCGCCCGGATACGGGACGGCTTTTATACACCAGATATTTTTCGGGACGCCCCCAGTCATCAACAAACACGCCCTGATTCAGCCTGTTGCTCTCATCACTGGTCATGGGAATAAAGTCTGGCTCGAGCGCCTCCAGCCAGAAATGAACACCGGCAGAAGGCGTCAGGCTGTTTATGCGCCCGGAAACCATCTGGGCAAACACCTCACCATCGCGCAGCCAGGTACGCAACATCAGACGTTCCAGCATCGGACGGGTAAACTGCCCGGTGACTTCCGGGCTGACAGACCATTCACTCCATCGGGTGCGTATCTCCGCTGCCAGATCACGGGCAATGGCCCCATTGCGTAATACCGGATGTGGCTCGACAATAATCCCGTTTTTCCCCACCACCCGTTCTTCCAGCTTGTCAAATACACCAATAACCAGATCGTGGTTGTTATCAAGGTAACGGGCCTGCTCACGTAACGACACGGCCCCGTACTGGCTTAACTGGTCGGCAGTTCGGTTTTCCCGCCGGGCTTTGTGTGTCCGCGTCGTTTTTACGGCCTCATAAGCCTGGATCACCGCACGGGAACGCAGCCTTGCCGCTTTCCATCCTGGTGAAAAAACGCCAATCACATCATCAAGAATTGCCATCAGAACCTCGCCAGCCGGTACCCGGGATGCCCCCGTCGTCGTGTAATCAGAGCCGCAAGGCGGCGCTCCCACTCCTGCCGTCCCTGCCGGATCTCAGATAAGTTTTCCATGGTCATCTGCTGACCATTAAAGGTGACGGATTTTCCGTCCAGCACCGCCATTTCAGCTTCCATATAACGCTGAATCATGGCTTCGATATCATTCTGGTTCATAACCATCCTCCGGAAGTCAGCCAGGGGTTAACATCGTCAGTTACTGTTTTCTTCCGTTTTTGTTTTTTAACAGGCGTGGATACCGGTTCCGGTGAGGGTGACGGTTTGGTACTGTCCGGGACACACTCCAGCCAGGTTTCCCGGCTCGCCCATTCCGGTGCATCCGGCCAGCGGATCTTTTCGTATCCATGCAGAATGACCAGAGCCTCGGCATACACCATCAGGTCAAAAGCTTCGTTGGCACCGCGACCCGGCTTACTCCATTTCCCGTCACTGCTCCGCTCTTCATACGTCAGTTCGTCGTAAAACCAGCTCCCCAGCCAGTCAGGGAAATGCACATAGCCGGGACCTGGAGAGTCACGCCATAACGCGTTATTCACCCGGTCTTTCAGGGCATCCGTCTGAAGAAGCCAGAGCGGCACATCACCTGCGGCCTGCGCCCGTCGGCCCGTTCGTCCGGTGTTATCAGGGAATGTACGGGTGATCAGTTTTGCGCGCCGGATGCTGTCGCCCTTAAACAAGTAAATACGTTTACCAAGGCCATCACGACGGCAACGACGCCAGAATTTATAGGCATTATCAGTGACCCCGTCTTCACCGCCGGAATCCACCGCCATTGCCATCAGTCGCATTTGTTGAGAAGGATCGGAGGCCAGCGGCCAGCTTTTATGAAAAACATCCGTCAGCAGGACATCCCAGTCTTCCGGATAGCTGGCCGGATCAATTCGCTGGCTCTCCCCGTCGCTGTCACCGCGCAATGACTGCGTGATGTTGTAACGATCAATAATCCAGCGTTCGCCACGGCTGCCATAGCCCGTTACCTGAACCACAAAACGGCGATGACGTCCCGCCTGCACATCCACTGTCGCCACAAGGAAATTAACGCCATCCGGCACACTGCGGGAAGGAACTGGCTCTGCCCGCTGCTCAAGCAGTTCACTTTTTCGTTGCTCCATGCTGGCACGGGGAAGATAAGGTAATCCCCAGTCGGTATTGATAACCGTCTTGAGTGTTTCTTCACTTCCGGTTGTCTCGTATTCCTGTTCTGCAGTAAGCAGTTTGTAAACGAGTTGCGAGAGTGTCTGGTAAGCAGCTGCCGGACCCTCCATCCAGAATGACGCAATACGTGAGCGTCGGGGATCACCATAACGACTGCCATCCGCATTGATGGATTCACCATCCCGCAACCAGACCCCACGTCCGTTCAGCTCACGTTTTTGTTCAGGCATAATCCGTCCTGAACAGGAAGGACACTGAATATAAGCCGCCTCACTTGCCAGCACAGGATCGGCAATATCACGGAAACCAGCAACCACATCGCCGCAGGGCTGAAAATACTCACCACAGTGTGGGCAGGGCCAGTACCAGCGACGGCGATCGCCACGGTTATAGAGTGACAGTATCCCCGTGGTTGGTGGAGCCTCATGCGGTGAAGTCCGTCGCCATTTCACATCCTTCACATCCCTGCCGGGGGAACTCTCCACCAGCGTCATACCACTGGACATAAATGTGGTGGTACGTTTTGAGGCAAGAGAGAAGGCATCCCCCTCGCCATCAATATCTTCCGGAAAACGGTCATAATCCGTCAGCGCCACGCATTTATAATCTGATGAGGACATGATATTGACTGACGGCCAGCCGATTTTCAGGTAGTTGCCAGCAAGGAATGTTCTGTCATAAACGTTGTTGTCATTTTTGTTCGGACTCAGGCGACTGACCACTTCCGGGCTGACGCGAAACGTTCTGGCAAGTCGTTTTTTAGAGTGTTCGCGGGCTTTTTCCTCCGTCATCTGAATGATCAGCATATCCGCAGGATCGCAAATCACGTTGTAAATCACCCAGCCGTCAATCAGGCCGATAGTCTTGCCGGTTCGTGCCGGACCAACAAATATCACTGCGTCGTATTCACGCGAGGCCAGGCAGTTCATCGGCTCAATAACATACGGTGCCACCAGCGGATCCCACGGGACTGAGTTCCCTGCCCCCATGGGCACCCGCATATACTGAGCAACGGCATCAGCAACCCGCATTCGTCTCGGTGCGCGAAGGATATAACCTGAATCGGTTCGTGCTGCCTTTGCGGTTTCCTGATTCAGCATTACTCCTCCTGCTGTAATTCCTCCTCATCATCCGCACCTGCTTCAGTCACCCGCAGGGCTATCTGATCGCGCAGATCATCAATAATGGACTGAACACGGCTCACAGCGGCAGGCTGCAGACCGCAGTCACGTTCCAGAATATCCGGTAATGTCTCCAGTACCTGCACGACCGCTTTTGCCCAGATGGCAAACTCCCGTCTGACATCACTGGCCGGAATGAGTTGCGCCGTTTCCTGTTCGAACTTAAGACGCTCACGTTCAGACTGATACCAGGCTTTGCGCTCATGCGCGTCCATTTCGCCTTCTGCAACCGGCGGTGGTAATGCCAGAAATGCCGACACAATATCAACCACCCGATAAAGCTTGAGGTTGCTTTCATGCCCCCCTGCAACGGGTAGATTTTGCAGCCTTGCCGCAGCAGTCTGGCGATGTACACCTGACAGTGCCGCCAGTTGACTGATATTCAGCGTCAGATTTTTTAACTCTTGATCCATACCCGCTCCAGAATGTTTTAAACATGCATCTTGCGAACAACTTTAGGCAAACGGTGTTAGTGATGAACAAAAAACAATCAAAATCGACACCATAAAAATAAAACTAATGTAATATCAATGCATTACAGTAGTGGTGATGACGAATGAAATTTCAAAAACTAGCCTTTTTCCGCGCCGCTCCCGCCCCGTGGCAGGCCACCCCACCGGAAGGACCCGCCAAAATGAGAGTGATTATCACCATTGCTGATGAATAAATTGATGAAAATCATTGAAACGCCTTTCAGCAAGATAACGGCGACGGTCGTTGTTGAACTCCGTAACTCTGCTACTAAGGTTAAAAGCATGGCCATCTTTTGCCACCGGCAAATCTTCAATGGATTTCCCCTGCCGGTTTTTTATTCCTCACATTATCGCAGCCCCTCAGTGAAGGGCTGCTGTAATGCCTGCTGTTACTCAGTAACGACCGCGCCTTCCGGTAATTTCATACCGGCAAATACCGGACAGCCCGGGGATCGTTATCTGCAGCTGGTTAGCCAGGGAGTTAATCTCAGCGACCAACACTGGCTTCGTATAGCGCCATGCCGCCAGCCCTTGTCCACAGAAGCTCGCCATATCTTTTTTCTGATCAAACTCATGACACTTCATATTGAGCTGCGCACTTAAGCTGTTGCGATGCTGAAGTTCTCCGGTGAAGTAGTCATCCAGGACTTTATAGGCTGCATATTTAAATCCGGGGTTTAGCCATGCTGCATAATCATAAGCAACAAACTTCCCGCCATATGTTCCACCGTGTACACCGCGCTCAGTAAAAACCACAGATTCGTGTTTTTTCTCCATCTACTTAATGCGCTGGGTGCGGATATATTCCTGCGCCCCTTCCAGTTGCTTCTGCATCGTCATCAACCGTTCTCTGAGGGTGAAATAATCCCGTTCAGCGGTGTCTGCCAGTCGGGGGCTGGTTGCATTATCCATGCTGGTGGGTCCGGTGGCTTCACGCACGGCTGCGGAGCAACTGGCATTGACCCGCAGGCGCTTACGACCAGCGGCAACATCAGCGCGCAGAGTTTCATTTTCAGTTTTCGCATCGGCTAACTCCTTCGTGTATTTTGCATCGATCGCAGCAACATCACGCTGACGCTGCTGCATGTCAGCGATGGTGGCGGTCGCCTGCTTCAGCTCACTGACTTTTTTATCACGCTGTTCTTTGTAGGCGATGGCGTTATCACGGTAATGATTAACAGCCCATGACAGGCAGGCGATGATACAAATAACCAGAGCGGAGATAATCGCGGTTACTCTGCTCATACCTCAATCTCTCTGACCGTTCCGCCTGCTTCTTTGAATTTTGCAATCAGGCTGTCAACTTTATGCTCGAACTGACCATAACCAGCGCCCGGTAGTGAAGCCCAGATATTGCTGCAACGGTCGATAGCCTGACGAATATCACCGCGATCAATCATCGGTAAAGCGCCACGCTCTTTAATCTGCTGCAGAGCTACAGCGTCCTGGCTTTCTGGAGAAAAATCTTTCAGGCCAAGCTGTTTACGGTAAGCATCCCACCAGCGTGAAAGAAGCTGGTAACGTCCGGCGGCTGTTGATTTGAGTTTGGGGTTTAGCGTGACAAGTTTGCGAGGATGATCGGAGTAATCCGTGAATAACTCACCACCTACAATAACGTCGTAGCCGTGATTGCGGGTTGGCTGTCGCCCGTTATCCGTTCCTTCTGACCACGCCAACATATCGAGGAAAGCTTTACGCTGGGAATTTAGTACCTGCATAAATTACTCCTTAGAGCCACCAAACTTGTTACCGATTACTCGCATTGCAGCCCCACGAATAGCATCGACACCGATCAGCCCCACGCCGCCACCAATGGCAACAGAAAGTGATTTAGGCCATCCGACATACTCAAGAGCGGATGCAAAGGTCAGCGTCAGAGCGCCACAGAGCAAAATCTCGAGCGTTTTTCGCTTCCAGCCACCACCACCGCCAAAATAGGCGATGCGCAAACCAGCCATAACGATCGACATAATCACTGCACCCAGCGGCGTGTCTCCACGCCACCAGCTCTGAAACAACTCCAGCCAGTCCGGCCAGGTATTTGGGTTATGAGGCATTTCGTCATCTCTCACCTCGCGATATTTGCGGGTGCTGTGTTGGAAATAAAAAGGCCACGCAACGTGGCCACCAGAATTATTTCCCCACCAGTTCACTTACCTCTTTCACCGTCTGATTAAACCGCTCTGACTCAAGTTCAACACCTAACGCCCGACGCCCCAGCGCCATTGCTGCTTTTATTGTGGAACCGGATCCCATAAAGAAATCAGCAACCAGATCACCAGGGCGACTACTGGCATTGATTATTTGCCGGAGCATATCCGCCGGTTTCTCGCACGGATGTTTACCCGGGTAGAACTGAACGGGTTTATGCGTCCAGACATCGGTATAAGGCACGGAGACTGATACGGAGAAATAGCGCCGGAGAGATTTAAACTCATCCAGCAATTCAGAATATTTGCGATTCAGTGAATCATAAGATGCCACCAGCTGGTGGTGTGGTTGTTCCAGTTGTTGTTCCTGAAACTTCTCTGCCGCTATACGGGAAAACAGTGCCTGTAACTTCCGATAGTCAGCCTCATTCGGCAACTGCCACTGACTGGCACCAAACCAGTGGGAAACCATATTTTTCTTACCTGTGGCTTCGGCAATTTGTTTTGCCGTTATACCCAGTTCGGCACGAGCATCCCTGAAATACGATATCAGCGGTGCCATTATGTGCTGTTTGAGTTCCCTTTCTTTTGCTGCATAGCCGTCACTTTTGCCGCGATATGGCCCCTGGTAATGTTCAGCAAACAGAACGCGCTCTGTGGCAGGAAAATATGCGCGCAGACTTTCTTTATTACACCCATTCCAACGTCCGGACGGCTTCGCCCAGATGATATGGTTAAGCACGTTGAAACGTTCACGCATCATGATCTCAATATCAGATGCCAGGCGATGCCCACAGAACAGATAAAGGCTTCCGGCAGGTTTTAACACCCGCCAGAACTGGGCCAGACAGTGGTCCAGCCACTTAAGGTAATCTTCGTCCCCTTTCCACTGATTGTCCCAACCGTTGGGTTTCACCTTGAAGTACGGCGGATCGGTAACAATCAGGTCAATGGAATCATCAGGCAGGGACTGAATAAAATGCAGGCAATCAGCGTTGATTAAATCAACACTGTTTATTTTTACAGTATTTTTCATGGATCAGTAAGCGTAACTCTGGTAGGCTCACTCTGCTTTTGCGCTAAAGCAGTGGGCCGTGGTTCGCTTGTGACCAGTAAGCATGAGCGAATGGCTGGCAGGTGCTACCAACACCCACCAGCCGCCCATTTTCACAGCAGGAAACCGCCATTACTGGCAGCGTCTGAATTTATTCCCGTACCCGCCGTTATCCTTCGCCAGCCCCGCCAGAACTAACTGAGTCAGTATTAACTGGCACCGGGCTTCGCTTACTCCGGTAGTTCTCGTCATCATGCGTGGCGTTACCCACTTGTCAGCAGGTAAGAAATGAAGGACTGCGGCGGCGGTTTCTGTCATATCTTGCTGTTTTAGCATGTCTTTTTCCCTTCTGGTTAACATGACATACCAATAACTCTTGTCTAAAAAGCCAGCAAGATAAAAAGTCAGTATTCACGACCACCAGCGTGTTTACTGTACTGCACCAAGTTTACAGGTACAAAAAACCCGCTCAGTGGCGGGTTTAAGTTGTGTGGCGAAGTAACCACTCTTAACACACTAATAGCATTTTTGTTATAACACAAGTAGCTCATTCAGTATTTTTAGAATCTTGACTTTCTTAAGCACGGCGAACTCTGAATACCAAACATAAAATCAATTATCTTCCAGGCCGGATGCTATCAACGAAAGCCTCTCAAAAAACGCTGTAGCAGCCTTGTCCAAAGTTGAATAAGTACTGTATTCTCCGTGTTCGGGACCAACCACTACCCATGGTCGTCTTTTTGGGATTCGGGATTTCTCAGAAATCACTGTTCCAGATATACCAATATCAATTGTTACACCTGTTATTATTTTCTCTTCATCTCTTTCCCTGAACTCAATTGCCATAAATGCCGTTTTTTTTCGTTTCCCGTTTTTAAAAAAATCAAATAAAGCAAAGCGATGCTCATTAAAATCAACACCCCATCGTCCTTCAGGATAAAGGGCATGAAAGTTGTCATTTACGCTCTGCATCGTCTCATAAGCTTTAACTTCTAAATCTCCATAGTGCATAGATACCGCGCAGGAGTTACTGGGTAACTGTATTTTCCCAAGATTGAAAACCTTTACTGCTCCAGAACTATGGCATCTTGCCCGCAACTTATCCCCATTTATACTAATCGGAGAAATATTCCTTAATGTTCCGGGCTGGCTCCCTCCTAAGTAAACGACTGTTAAAGATTGCTTATTTTCAATTGCATCAACTAATACATGCTCTACATTTTTATCCATAATAACCTCCCAATGAACAGGTATCATCAGGAGGTTATTATAAAATATGATTATTTACTTTGATTGAATTTATTACTATATGTAACAATCAATTTCTAAAGATACCCCCAACATTGCCAGACAACCGTCAATAAACCCTTCAGCTTTCTGCAGTCTGATAACAACCTGATTAAGTGATATCCCCAGTTTTACCCCCAACGCCCGTAATGTAACCCCATACACATAATACATTTCCAGTAATTCGTATTGATACGGTTCCTTTTTCTTAAGAACTGTCATCGCAGAGCTAATGATCAGGCCATCGTCATCGCTACATTGCGGGCGGGATTTTACTTTCGAAGGAATTAATCCCTTAAAACCTGCAGCAACAGATGACCATTCCACATCCTCGTGATTATTTGCCACCCATGCCCCCCAACGTTCAAGAACCATTTGAATATCACGCATCAACTTTCTCCACAAAATCAGGCCAGCACGCCTATTGCCAGCGCACGATCGATAAAACGAAATATCAGCTCCAGCTGGGAGCCATACTTCTCTTCAAATGCCACGGTATCCGCATGCAGCTCGTCGTGATGCTTTCTGCACAAAGGCAACACAAAAAGGTAATGCGCTTTTGTACCCATTCCACCCTGACCGTGACCTATCAGGTGGTGGGGATCATCAGCAGGCTTTCCACAACATGCACACGGCTGTGTCTTAACCCAGCGCGTGTACTTTTCATTAACCCAGCGGCGACGTTTTGGGCGTAACATAAAAGACTCCGGCGACTCCGGATCCACTTTCAGCGCCAGCACCTTTTTCGCTTTATCCTGGATGATGCTGGTGGCAGTAACCGAAGGCACAAGGTCACTTTCCCGGGTAACAGACGGCACAACAGGCTTCGGTAATCTCAGTGCCTTACGGGCTGCACTTTCCGATAAGGCATCCGCCAGATCATTACGAATCAGCCACCAGCACAGTTCCGGCATTGTCACAACGTGACTGTCGTCAAAACCGAGCTCCCGACGCACAACAGACAACACCCAGCGGGCACAGTTATCCGTTGCCATTGATTCCAGCCGTTCCGTGAACTGATCGCGCAGCTGGTTATCGCAGTGCCAGCACAGACGGATTGCGCCCGGAGCGTGTCGCATTGTGGTCATGTTCTCGCTGTGCCAGTTGGAATGAGGCCACTGACAGCCCTTTTCACGAAGTAACCAGCTTTCAAGACATTCCACGCCACCAGCACGACGGATCACTGCCTCATTGCGGAACACGGCCCGAACGGCAGGATCATCCGCCAGCGGTTGTGATGCCGCCGGAACAGCACCACTGGCAAAAGATGAATAACGTTCCGGCTCAGGCTCCAGCAGGACACGCCCCTGCATAAACAGGGGCATCAGCTCTGAACCGGGCCTGAACAATACGATCCCCATACGCGGGGCAATTTCAGGGGTCAGTAGTGCTCTCACGGTCACCTCAGCGAACGGTATTGCATGAACGCAGAAGAAAAAATTCAGCCATCACGCAGTAAACTCCTTCACCAGTATTTCAAACTGGCTTACCTGGCCTTCCAGTTCCGCCACGCAATCCACCAGCTCATCCACCGCCTTTTGTGTGCGGTGTTTTGCCAGCAGCAGATCACGCAGCGCCGGAGTAAGCTGCTTGCGGAGCGTATCCTTTGCCACGCTCGTTTTTTCCATCTGTTCAGCACAACGAAGCATCTCCTGCGCCTGCCGACGAAGTTGTTCCGGTGAAACAGTGATTGCTCTGTTGTTCAAAATAAACGCTCCGTTTTACTGCCCGACATGCGGTTATTGCTGTATCTGCGCGGATTGCCCGGCGTCATGGGTGTGGAAAGAACCCGGGCACTCTCCTGGTCCACAGGCAGAAAATGTCCGTTATGAAAACGCCGGTAAATGGTCCCGAGCGTGCCATTACGCTGTTTCGTGATGTTGATTTCTGCTATGCCTCTGGCCTGAGTTTCCGGGTTGTATACCTCATCCCTGTAAAGCATCAGAATGATGTCGGCATCCGCCTCGATTTCCCCGGAGTTTTTCAGGTCCGAGTTCATTGGGCGTTTATTGGGTCTGGATTCCACGCCGCGGGAGAGCTGGCTCAGAGCAATCAGCGGAAAACCGCCGGATTTTGCCAGGCTTTTAAGTCCCTTTGAGATTTCCCCCACAGCAAGGTCGTGACGCCCCGTGCTGCGGGTTTTAATCAGGCCGAGGTAATCGACCACAACCAGCGCCGTTTCCGGGTGTTTCATCCGGTGGTGCTTCGTGGTTGCACATATCTCATCAATGGTCAGGTTTGCCTGGTCCACCATCCAGATATTACGCCCCGTCATTCGTCCCACGCCCTGCGAGAAACGCGCCCAGTCTTCATCTTCAAAACGGGCAACAGACTTAAGACGGGATACCGGCATTCCACCGGCAGCAGACACCATACGTTCACCAATCTGGATGTTCGCCATCTCCATGGTGAACAGAAGCACGCCATGCCCCTGCTCAGTCACCTTGTCGATGATGTCCAGCGCAAGTTCGGTTTTCCCCATCGAAGGACGGGCGGCAATGAATACCAGGTCTCCGGGCTCCATACCGCCCGTTTTTGCGTCCAGTTCATCAATACCGGTCATCAGCGCCCTGGATTTCTCCAGTCCCTGATTGCGGCATTCAACACGGTCGACCACTTCCGGAAGGACATCATCAATGTGAACCGGCTGAATGACGCCCTTTCCGGTCGACAGTGAGGCCATCATGTTCTGCGCATCCTTCAGGGCATCCTCGGCTGCTTCACAGGTATACGCATCACGTAAATTCTGTAATGCTTCAGTCAGTGTTTTTTCTGCATCGCGCAGTGCGGCATTGCGCCGCAACGCTGCGACATAGTGCTCCAGTGAAGACTTCACCCAGGTTTTGCGTCCGGTGTCGGTAATCACCGGGGCAAGTTCCGGCATCTCATTGCACAGCAGTACGGGGTCAATGACGCCGAATATGCGAGCCTGTCTGCAAATCCCCGCGTAAATATCCCGGTACTGACGCACAAAAAATACATCCGCCGGAAGTGTGGCCAGAATATCCATCACTTCCGGATCGGCCCCACGCAGAAAAAACGCACCGATGACAGCGCCTTCCAGGTCATCGTTACGCCATGCCGGGGTGTTCTGGCTGGTCATGCGGCAACACCTCCGATACGAGAACGGTAGCTGGGCCAGTTAAACGACAACCAGTTGCGCCCGCCATCGGTGATCCTGTCGGCAATCCGGGGACTGATGAACGCCCACAATTCTTCCGGTGAAAGGTTGCTGATCAGGATAGTTGGCAAAATACCCTCATACCGGGCATTGATAATTTCCTGCAAAATGGCCATTTCAGCCGCACTGCCAAACTGAACGCCGACTTCGTCGACAATCAGCAAATCCAGTGACGCATAATGCTCAATGACGTCATCCGCTGTTTTTTCACTGTCATTCCGCCAGCAGTTTTTCACAGCCCGGGTAAGGCGCATCACGTCGGTGATCTCCACACTGGCCAGATAGTTACGGATGATGTGTTTTGCCATTGATACCGCCAGATGATTTTTCCCGGTACCGCAACTGCCGGTCATAACAAGACTGGTACCGTTCTCCAGCATATCTGGCCAGTTCTCCGCATAGCGGCGACAGGCCGCAAGATTTCTGGCTGCGTCAGGATTAACCTCCAGATAATTATCAAACTCGCAGTCCCGAAAACGCAGAGCAATTCCGGCGTTATCAGTCAGTTCTTCCGCCTTGAGGGACGACAGTTCCATGGTCAAATCACTGGCCTCAGCGATCAAGCAGTCAGGGCAGCATGAAATTTTTTCTCTGTCCTCGCCATTACGATCGATCCACACCAGTATATGCGTACGATATTTACCGTGTTTTTCGCAATATCCGCGACCTTCACGCATCAGGCAGGAACGATAAGGCCATGGCTTTTCGCCCTTCTGAGCAAATGCAATCTCTGCCCGTAACTCATCCATTTCTGCCCGTAACTCATCCATTCGCGCCTGTAGTCTTGTTTGTTTCTCACGTTGGTCAATCGTCATCATCGCTGTCACCTCAGAATGTCAATTTGTTACTGGATTTACCGAATTTGTCAGACATGGCTCCCAGGCCAGCCAGGACATCGACCTGTCGCTGCCGCCCACCTCCGTGAGCGGCTGGCTGTTGCCAGTAATCTTCGAAGTGACGATCGGGTCCAAAGAACGTCGCAGCCTGCTTCACGAACTGTGTGCCGATATTTCCTGTAGCACGTACCCAGGCGGCATACCGCTTCACGCCATCAAGCATGGTCTCCGGTTTTATTCCCTCCCTGATACGGGCTTTCCAGGCTTTGAAGGCTGCTGACTTGGAATTGCCACCAGCACGTTTGGGATATTCCTGCCAGGCCTGTTCAAATTCCGGTGAATATTCCTGTCGGGCAGAACGCGCTGGCGCAGACGCGTCAGCGGATGCATCAATAGTGTTTTTAGTCTCCGTTGTAATCTCTGTAGTAATCTCTGTATTTGTATCAACATTCGGCGTATCCCCTGTTCCGTTATGACGTCGGGGGGTGTTCCGTTTTAACGTAATAGCTGTATCGCTGATTGCATTATTGCTGTTACTTTCTGGCGAAACAGAAGAAGGTGTGGTGATGGCCGCAATTGCCTGTGGGTTGATCCCGACAAACAAAATATTGCTGCATTTCACCCCATCGAGCATTTCCACCGTGCGTAAATCCAGAGTAATAAACCCTGCATCGCGCAGACGCTTCAGCGCATCTGCGGTTTCCCTTTTCCCGAAACCAAACTGCTCAGCAAACGCCTGGTAGCTTCTTTGCAGTTTGTCGCCCTGAAAACGCTTGCGATATCCCAGCAACGCTCCGGTGTGCTCATCCCTGACCTCTGTCGGGCGGTACCAGTAAACGATCTCTGAAAGCAGAGCGATAGCCGTCGCATCCGGACGCCCACTGGGTAGTCGAATATATTTCCACCAGTTCGCAGGTGTAACATTGCCGGAAATATTAATTTGACCAATAGCCATAACTTCCGGTGTGGGGGCGTAACGGCTCATACAACCTCCTTCCGCGGCATGAGAATTGTGTAGCCACGCGCAGGTTGTAGTCTGGCTTTTGCATCAATAGTAAGCGTTGCAATTTTTCGGATATGAAGATAACCAGCTCTTTCCAGTGCCAGGGTTTCCCTGAATATCGCTTGCTTAGAACAACAGCAGAAATCAGCAAGCACCTGATGATCAATAACTCTCTCGCCTTCACCGTCTGAAGAACCCGACATCAAAACACGCAACATAATCAGGCGCTGAATCGGGTTATCGAAAGCACATCCGCACACAAACTGAAAACAGTTCACGCCACACCTCCCAGACGCTTAAACATTTTTCCAGACAGAAATACCGCCAGAGGGTAACTGATGGTGTAGCTACGCCCCTGTAGTTCGCACACGACTTTCTGGCTTTCAGCGTTGACTAGGCAAACCCGCAGAACGTGACCGTTGCTGGTGGCGAACCACTGCCCCACACGGGGGCAACGGTTGTATCGGTGATACAGGGAATTAACGATGTGGCGGATCATGGACGCACCTCCACCGTAGTTACGTATTTAACCGGGCTACCTTTCATTGAGATGGTTTCACACATCTCTGCCGCTTTCAGTTCCGCCGTTTTTCTGGATTTATAGCGACGGTGCCAGACAGATACATCCGTGCGAACTGATACATCGTTTCTGTATTCCGTAGTGGAGATGATGATTTCGTAACTAATCATGGGCGAACCTCCTTGTCAGAACCATTCAGCCTGGAATCAACAAGTGCAGCGCCAAAAACAGCATCACCAACACGGTCGTACAGTTTGCTAGCCAGCGGAGATTCAACGGCCTTAAGCATTGGATAAAGCTGGCTTGTCCAGATTTGATGGATTTCACGCAAATGCAGGTATACGCCTCTGGCGTTTCGTGCGACAGCTGACATATCAGACGTATCGGCACCTGATAAACTCTTCTCCATCAGGTTAAAGGCGTTGATGTATGCCTCTTTGAACCGGGCAGCACGTTTACCAGTGAAGCCCATGGCAAGGAACGCGAAGCCATCGCGGGTGATTTGATAGCAAGGTAGTTTGCGGCCTGATGCGTCGGTGTATTCACTTAACACAAAATTGTGTTCAGTAAATTCAGCGGAACATTCGAGGTTTCTAATTCTATCTAAAACCCGCTCATGCCGTTTAGTAAAGTAATTAGCTACTGCAAGAGATGTGGTGACAACGCGACCATTGATAATCGTGATTTCAGGGTGAGATTGGGTTGGGAGAGTAGTCATGGTGACAGCCCCTATGTTGAATTCAATGAACTCACCACCAAGGCTTTCCACGACCATATAGGTGGTGAGACGTACAGGGGTGGAAATACCGGTCAACATAGAACCCGGCCCAACCGAAGTTGGCCCTGCACGCCCCACCATAATTTGGGCGTAACGATGCTCATGACACGAAAAAACCGCATGAGCGCGGTTGTGCTCTATATTGAATTTCGGGTTTCCACGCCCGGCACCCGCTTTATAAGGTGCCTGAGCAGTGTAACGTCCCGGAATTGCAGAATCAATATTTGGTCTTGAAATGATCATATAGCTGCTGATATCTTTAGAACTGTTCTTGGATGTTTCGGAGCCGTTTTATGCGAAACAGCTCCCCGTTATTGATGTTGAGTGAGCCGGGTTACTCCCGGCTTTTTTTCACCGCTGCCAACCAATAACCTGAAATAACCCCATTTTCGGGTGATACCAGCGAGTCCCTCGCGGTTCTGCTTCCTCCATAACCCGATAAAAAGCAGCCATAAACGGTTCCACAGCAACAATTGCGCGACGTGACAACAATCCGTCCGGCGTCATGAACTCATGGGTGTCTGTAGGAATTTGATAGGCGTTCACCAGATTGCGGCATTTATCATCTGACAAACCGGTTTTTGCTTTCAGTTGGCGATATCCGGCATAGCCCTCACGAATAGTGCCCTTTTTAATTTGCTCGACTGTTTCAGCAACGTGGCTGACTTTTTCTTCCACCTGAGTGATCCGTTTCTGTTGGCGAACGGCTTCAAGAGCCATCGCGGCAACCATTTCGATTTCGCTCATTGGCTTACGGATCTGTTCTTCCAGTTCGCGCCAGCGATCTACCAGGCGAGCAGTGAATTCAGGACAGAGCTGTGCGACGACAATGATGCTGTCGCGCTTACCTCGTTCACCTTCGAATACATACGCGCTAGAAAATCGGCGAGGCCCAAGTGATTGTTTATTCTCAATTTCCACAGTCTGTGGAAATTGGATGATTCCCTTTTTAGCCAGTGTTTCAATAGTTCTCTTAACACTATCTGGTCGGCTTCCCACCAGCTCTGCGATCTCAACGCTGGTCATGGATGCTTTGCCGTTAAAAATTGCGGTGTTCATTGTTGGTCTCCTGTGGGCTTGTCATCTTCTGTATTCGCTAGACTTGGGTGTGTATATGGAATGCTCGGATCCAGATGACAAAGAATGGCAACATCCTCCGGAACACCTCGCGTTTTCCACTTTCCAACACCTTGACTGCCACGAGGCCTTCCTTTCTTTGGGAACCTGCGACCAATAGCGGCATTGGTTTTAAATTGAATTTTTAATATTTCATAAAGGGTCATTCTTTAGTCTCACACCAGATACTTTGTTATTCAACGATGTTAACCACAGGAATCCAAAGTATCAAGAAATTCTGTTACTTTAGTATCAACAGCCATGAGAGGAGAAGAAAAATGAAGTCTTTAGGTGAACGTCTCATCAACGCACGGCAAAAAGCTGGGTTAACACAAGATGCGTTGGCTAAAAAAGCTGGGATCACCAGAGTTGCAATCAGTAAAGCCGAGCAAGGCCTTACAAAAAGTTTCAACGGTGACACCCTTTTTAAAGTTGCAGCTGCACTGCGGTGTTCACCGCAGTGGCTTCAGAACGGAGATGAAAAAGATAAGCATTGGGAAAATAATGTTAAGAGCTGCCCACAGAGAGACACAGCACACTCTTACCCTGTAATTAACTGGGTTCAGGCAGGATTATTCGCAACTTCTGGTGATGACTACAACATGTATGATCAGGATAATTGGAGGCATTCTGTAAAATACGCTGGTGAGAGGGGGTTCTGGCTGGAAGTGCACGGAGACTCAATGACTTCGCCCGTAGGAATAACATTTCCTGAAGGAATGTCGATCCTTGTCAACCCAGATAAAGAAGTTTTTTCAGGGTGTTACGTCATCGCCAGAAAAAAATCTACCAATGAAGCAACATTCAAAAAATATATTTCTGACATGGGAAAGGCGTTTCTAAAGCCCCTTAATCCACAATATCCAATCATAGAAATGGACAATGATTGCGAAATAGTAGGTGTTGTGGTTGATGCCAGGTGGGATATTTTCTGACCAGACACAAAACACAAAAAGAAACCAAAGTATCAAAAATCACTTGCCACGCCTTGATACCTTAGTTACCATAAAACAAAGTTCGTAACTGAGGTATCATCCCATGATCAATAAAGCTACAACTCTTGACTGTCTCGAAGAACTGAAAAACCTCGGCAGCCTCATTACACTAATAGCAAAAGCAACACCTGATGCTACGCTCTCTAGCGATATAGAGTCATGCGCAGGACTGGCATGGGATATGACAAATAGCATATCCAGAAAGCTATCGTCAGCAATGCTTTTACAGAACAAAAATTCTGCAATCAACAACCGTCTTCGCACCCAACGCGAAGCCTGCGGCTTAACAACCGCCGAACTCGCCAGGCTGCTCGATCTCGATGAAGAAATTATCATCCAGTGGGAGAGCGGAGAGTATGAACCAACTATCAGTATGCTTATCCCACTGGCAAATATTCTTGGCTGCGATCCGATGTGCCTGTTAACTGGTGAGGTTACTCCTCCGGAGCAACCAAAAAGTGAGGAGCAGCAACACCATGACGCATCTCAACAAGTTTGCCCCTTATCTCGCGAAGCTCTTCTGCGGAAGAACCAATACCAATGGTGACATAATCGCCGCTTCGCCCTTCAAGGTACATGCGAACATTTTTATCAATCATTGCGGAAACAGTCTCAATATGAAAACACTTCTGAGACTCGCTATATAGCAGAACATATAAGTCAGCTGAGGAAGCCATGAAAAAGTTCGAAAACATAACTGTTCTCCATGTTGATGACTTTGATTATACAAACCCGGAACTTCTCCCGGAGGTTGTAAAGGCAATGGATGTTGCCGATATAGTGATTAGAGAAAAGAGAATTGTCAAAAACAGGCTCGCATGCACTTCAGGAGCAATGACAGAAACAACCTCACAGCAAGATAATTACGAAGGCATTTGTCTGGAGCCTGATTCATTTGCGGTAAATGTTTATCATTTATTGCATGCAACACAGGTATTACATATGTCCAGTAATCACGAAACGAAAACACTCGGCAGCGAAATTCTGAGTTTTGCATGTGAGTATACAAAAGCTGCTGCCGAAAAAGAATTAGCGCAATAACAACAAATATGCCCTGAACGTTTATTGCGGTTTTATCGCCGGGGATTGTTACAACCTTAATCCACAGGAGGCTTTATTGTGACTTTTATAAAGAATATGGCATCACACAAGACCGCCTGCCTTATTGCACAATACGGTGAAAATTACATGCATATTGCCTGCTTATTTCTGCGTAAAGCATACGGGAGATAATAATGCATCAGAAAACAGCAGAACACGAACAAACCAGAATATTGCTGACCATCAAAAACGGGAAAGTAATATTCATTCGCCATGTTCATGACGATGAACTTGTAGGAACTCTTTCAACATTCCTGTTTATTGCAGAAAAGGCAGGATATGACGTTATTGCACCAGCAGATGAAGATGAAGATGAGGAATAAATATCATGCAATACGATGAATTCCAGGCTGAAGCAACAGCCCATGGTATACGAACTGGCAGTATGACGATTGATTATCACGACGCCATACGTCGTCTGGATGCCGGAGAATTCGATACTCCTAATGTGCGAGGTTTACGTATCCTTCAGTGTCTGGCGCAAGCCGACGAAGCAGGATTACTGGGTAAACTTCCGGTTGAGATGAAGGTTGCTCAGTGGCGATGGTTGTATGTGACGACATTCATCAACGAAGAAGAAGACAAGAACGGCACAATTGATATCCTGAATGAACACGGAACAACTGAACACGCCGTGGTATATAACGGGATGTATGGGTTTATGACGATATATCCCGGCCCCATTCGATTTGCCTTACAACAGTATATTGAATGGAATTTAATTCAAAAATACGGCGAAGCTGAAGGAATGGGAAGAGCGCTGTTTCTTTATCAGAAAATGCTCACTACTTCCCCTGATAAAGGTTTCATTCTTTCAGATATGGGTCGAGAAGGGCTTGAAATCCTTCTGGATGAAATTATTAACGAAATGAATACTCATGGCATGCAATCCGAAACAGATATTAAGTAAAAGGGACCACATGACCGTTATCGAGTATATCCAGGAAAATCCAGATTGCAGTAGAGAAGATATATCCCTCGCACTTGGAAGAAGCGCAACTTCTATCAGTAATGAATTATCACGGTTATTGTGGAATGGGTTAATAGTACGAACTGGAGAAAAAAACAAAATGATTCTGTACTGCGTAAACAATCTGCCGTTTGGATACAGCAATCCCCTAAGTGTTATGTTCAACCAGTTACTTAAACAGGTAAGAAATGGCAACTGACTCACAACTAACCATAGAAACGGCCCTGAATGTCGGCCTGGCGCTCCTTGGTTATTTTTACATCGTGTTCTGCAGCGGACGGTGGCTGTCGCTGTTGTTCCTGAAAAAATGGAATAAACGCCGTAAGCAGGATGAACGCCAGAAGGCAATGAATGCGTTTTCCGAAGCCTTCGGAATTGACGGCATGGAACCAGGGGATCCAGCTCGCGCAATCAGCAGAGGGGGTGTAGTAATCCTTGTATATCGGAGTGAAGAGAAAAATGACGATCACAAAACAACGAGTAGAAAAAATCATATATCGCCATGAAATGGGACTGAACAGCGATGTCACTGCCGAAGAGGTTTATGACCTGGCTGTACTGGCGCTGAATTTATCAAATATCGCAAACCTGAAGCGATACGAGCTTGATATGGATGGTTGCGACTCGTGCGGTCAGGATTGTGGCGCAGATATGACTGAAGATCCTGATGGTGATTATGTCCTGTTTGATGACGTGGTTAAGTTGTTTGAATTTGATACAACCACTCAAAAGTTAGAAATCCCGGCAAAGGAGGCTGCCAGTGAGCAAGATTGACTATCAGGCACTGCGCGAGGCGGCGGAACAGGCAACGCAAGATGAATGGGTAGCATATATTTTGCCGGGTCATAACGGCATTTATCCTGCGCGCACGTCTGAGGGTAGGCATTGTGCGGATACTTTATTGACTGGCCTGGCGTCTGTCAGGGGCGGGAGAGCATCAACATGAGCATCAGAACCTACGCAGTGAATTGCAATGACGCATGGCTAAACACCGAAGGTGATGACATCTCCGGCTCATACGTTAAGTACAAAGACCATCAGGAAGTGGTTGCCGCTCTTGAGGCCAAGTGCGCGGCGCTGGCAGCGGAGAATGCGGGAATAAAGTCTGCAATTCCAGAATCACGGGATATTGAAGATGACAATGACAATATGGATGACGTATCTCTCGCGGAAGACTTCGGGTTCAATCATGCAATAGAACGGATGAGGAGACAGATACCTGAAACGCCAACCACTGATGCTTTCCTGGCTGAAGTCCGGGCGCAGGGGGTGGATGCTGCTATAGAAGCTGCAAAAAATCTGGTGGCCCAAGAATATGAGTATAAGGATTTCAAAGCGGCGCAGAGTGATTGCTGTATGTACCCTGGTTCAGACCTGGTAGGGAAGGTTGAAATGACTGAGTGGTTAGTTGACTTTGCTGCCCAGCTTCGCAAAGGAGGCAACCAGTGAGCGAAATTAATTACCAGGCACTGCGTGAGGTGGCGGAACGTGCAATTCCAGCAATGGAACGCCTGTTAATGTTGCCAGCTGATGATGACTTGTTAAGTGAACAGGAACTTAAAGATTACGGTGTGGATATTGATGCGCTCAACGCCTTCAAATTTCTGACCGGACCAGAAACCGTGCTGGCACTGCTGGATGAACGGGAAAGAAACCTGCAATACATCAAAAGCCGCGATCAGGAGAACGAGGATATTGCGCTAACGGTAGGGAAGCTGCGCGTTGAGCTTGAAGCAGAAAAACAGCGGGCAAAAGTTCTATTTATGGAAAATGCTCGGCTTAAGTCAGGCATAGCCGGTCTGATACACCTCGGTATTCGATATGCAGATGTTGAGGTCATGAAAATTGCTGGAGATGCCCAGCTTTCTACCCCATGCACTGACAGCATCATAAACAGCATTGCAACAGGCATTCGCATCAAAGGAGAGTGATATGGCGTTAACACACCACGAACTCTGTCAGATTGCGTACAAGTTCCTTAAGCGCAACGGGTTCAAGGTTTGCTTTCATGACCGCTTTGTTGCTGTAACCAGTACCGGAGAACAGCCAGATGCTATGGGATTCAGAAATTCAGCATCATGCCTGATAGAGGCGAAGTGTTCTCGTGCTGACTTGTTGGCAGATAGAAAAAAGCGTTTCCGTAAAAATCCCTCACTTGGCATGGGCGACTGGCGATTCTTTATTAGTGAGCCGGAAATTATTTCAGTTGAGGATTTACCTCCCGGCTGGGGATTACTTCACGTTGTTAACGGAAGAGTACGGAAAGTACATGGATGGCCCAGGGGTAATTGCTGTTGGGGTAATCCTGACGATAAGCCATTTACTGGGAATAAGCAGGTTGAATGCGATTACATGTTATCTGCATTAAGGCGCATGGAGTTGAGAGGGCACCTTAATGAAATATATGACGGTGTGATTGTTAATAAGAAAGAAGGAAACGCGGCATGATCACTATTACCAAAGGGCGACTGCTGACAATCAAGCAGTGGCGCGAAACATACGGACCGGGTAGCAACGTTGTACTGCCAGCAGAAGAAGCGGAAGAACTGGCACGAATTGCACTGGTATCGCTGGAAGCAGAGCCGGTGGCAAAGATTATAGCTCATTACCCATTAGGAGTTGACGTAGGCAAACAAAAGTTCGTACAGGCCATTGGAGAGCTTCCTGACTTTGGCGGATATCTATTTGCCGCCCCGCCAGCGCCGGTAGTGCCGGAAGAAGCAACTCCGGAAAACGTAGAAATGCTCTCTGGCTATGTTTCCACGTACAAATTAACCGATAGCGAGCGCGATATTGCTGCCGAAATATGGAACGCCTGCCGCACCGCCATGCTTCAGTCCGGAAACTTTCGGGAAAGCAAGAATTCGTCAACCAATAATTTTCGGGAAATCCCGGAAGCGTCAACCAGCTCTCCGGTAACTCCGGCTCTTCTGCCTGGTGGTTTCACCATTGAGGAGGCGAAGGAATTACATGAAGACCTGGTACGCAGCCACATAAGCAAGGCCTTAAGTGGCGAAAAGATGAAAAAGAAAGATCGCGATGCTGATTTGCGCTGGATTCATGGCGTTATAGTTCAGGCAGCGTGGTTTGTAAAAGCATCACTGGAGCAGAATGCACTATCGGGCAACTCTCCGGTAACTCCGGATGGTTGGATAAGCTGTAGTGAGCGAATGCCGGACGACAGGCAGGAGGTGAATCAATGAGCTGGCCTGATGCAATCGTAACTCTGGGGGTGGTATTCGCAGCAGCGTTTGTTGTGTTCTCGATTTGTCGATGGGGATAACCACATGTTCGCTTTGATTCAACGCGGTCAGATATACACGGACAGAGCTGGATACCCCGTGGTGATTACTCGCATCACTGAGCACTCAGTGTTCTTTCGACGGATGGACGGACGATCCGGGCGGGTACGCATTGGTGAGTTAAACTGCCTGTTCGAACATATTGACCACCAGGAGTACCGCAAAATTCTCGCGGACACTGAGCAGGAAAAGCACCTGAAAAAATTACGAGCCATAAAAAGGAAGTAAAGAATGAATAAAGCATTTGAACGATGGGTCCACCAGCGTTACGGCAATCGCTATGACCTGACGCGAGATGTTGACGGCTTCTACTGTCGTGAAGTTGTGAAGCGAATGTTTGAAGTGTGGTGCCACTGCCGTGGATGAAAATTTTATGAGGTTGGCATGCAGACAATCATCTATCAGATAACCCCCAGCAAATGGTGTACGGAGAGAGTCCTCATTGCATCAACAGGGCTAAAGCCTGGCACCATTGAGCGGGCAAGAAGAAAGTCATGGATGCAGGGAAAAGAATACCGCCATTACGCTGTAGAAGGTGATCCGGGGCACTACAGTGAATGCCTGTACAACATCGAAGAAATTATGCGATGGATCGAAAACCAGAAACAACCAGGTGCCAAAAATGCAAGTTCCGGTTAACCTGTTAATGCTCCTGGACGTCTGGGAGGTTTAATGAGTAACGCATCATACCCGACAGGCGTTGAAAACCATGGAGGATCACTCCGTATATGGTTTCACTATAATGGCAAACGTGTCAGAGAAAACCTCGGTGTTCCTGACACAGCCAAAAACCGGAAGATCGCTGGTGAACTTCGCACTTCCGTTTGTTTTGCAATCAGAATGGGGAGTTTCGACTACGCCGCGCAGTTCCCTAATTCCCCTAACCTGAAACACTTTGGTCTGGGAAAAAGAGAGATAACCGTTAAGGCACTTTCGGAAAAATGGTTGGACCTTAAGAAAATTGAGATTTGTGCGAATGCACTTAATCGTTACCAGTCAGTAATTAAAAACATGTTGCCTATGTTGGGTGAGAAAAAACTGGTTTCATCCATAACAAAAGAGGATTTACTTTTCGCAAGGAGAGATTTGTTGACCGGTTACCAAAAGCTTTCTAATGGAAAGATTTCTTCCATAAAAGGGCGCTCAGTGGTCACAGTAAACTACTATATGACAACCATAGCTGGAATGTTTCAATTTGCAACAGATAATGGTTATACCTCAGGAAACCCATTTAACGGTCTGGCACCCTTAAAAAAGTCCAAGGTAAAACCAGATCCTCTCACCCGTGACGAATTTATTCGTTTTATTGAAGCTTGCCGTCATCAACAAACAAAAAACCTGTGGATTCTCGCTGTATACACGGGTATTCGTCACGGGGAGCTGGTATCGCTGGCATGGGAAGATATAGATCTTAAAGCAAGGACTATAACCATCCGTAGGAATTATACAAAACTTGGCGAATTCACTCCACCAAAAACCGATGCTGGCACCGGAAGGACAATTCATCTGGTTCAACCAGCTATTGATGCTCTTAAAAGTCAGGCGGAAATGACCATGCTTGGAAAGCAACATTCTGTAGAGGTAAAGCAGAGGGAATATGGGAGAAGTACTGTGCATAAATGCACTTTTGTTTTTAGTCCTCAGGTAATAAAACAGCGGCAGTTTTCCGGACCGCACTATAAGGTTGACTCCATCAGGGAGTCATGGACAAGTATCTTAAAACGCGCAGGTCTGAGACACAGAAAATCGTACCAATCCAGGCATACTTATGCATGCTGGTCACTTGCCGCTGGAGCTAATCCTAGTTTTATCGCAAGCCAGATGGGCCACACAAACGCACAAATGGTATTCAATGTTTACGGAGCATGGATGAAAGACAACAATCACGAACAGATAGAACTCCTTAACAAAAGACTATCTGAAAGTGTCCCATGTATGCCCCATAAGAAAGCTGGGTAA